GATGCTGCCGGTCTCGATGCCCGGATCCGCGGGCGTGGCCGCGCTGGGCTTGCCCTTGATGGCTTCGAGGGTGACCGTCTCCACGCCGGTGCCTGAGTTCAACGCGTACCGGGCCACGATGAGATCGCGTCGTTTTTGCCCTTGCGAGCCGGATTGGATGTTCACGTCGGTCGGTGCGGCGATGTAGATCTGCCGGCCCTCGACCACGAGGTCCCATGCTGGGATGGTGATGTTGTTCGCATCCTTCGCCGTCGGTTTCATCGTCCAATTCCGGGTTTTCAAAATGTATCCGCTTCGGCCGAGCATGGCGGCGTGCATGAGCGCGTCATGCTTCGATTCCACGTGCGGGTCGTCGCCGCCGTGCGAGCCGGTTACAAGCAGATTTGTTGCCATGATCACTTACCTTCCGCGTTGAGGGACTTGTTGAGCCAGAGGTCATAATCCTTGTCCTGATTTTCGGCCAACTGTAGGTACTGATGGTAGTCGGATTCGCAAAAAAGGATTTTCCTCTGGTTGCCGTTGCGGTCGACGCGCGTGACCTCGTGCCAGTTGGGGCTGGCCGTCGCGTTGGGCAACACGTATTCTTTGTTGACGCACGAAGGCCGATCACAGGAGTAGAGGGTGATGTTGGGCTGTTTCGGCATGATGCTCCTTTAGTCTTGTTCATCGGGCCAACTGTATTGGCCGGCTTCGTATCGGATGGTTGGTGTGCCGTTGGCGAGTTTGACGGTGATGCGCACGATGGGGCTGTCCACGCTGACGCCGGTCAGCGCATCGTAGGCGCGCACATGGTCGTCGATATGCAGGCCAAGGTTCTCGGGGATCGTCAAATCGACGGTGCCCTGTTTCCACATGTCCTTGAGCTTGTCCCTGGTCTGGTCGGACAATTCGGCGCCTTCGGAGGATGTGAGCTCGTAGATCTGAGCTATCTCCCGGTCGCCGGTCAGAGTCTGGGTCTGGGAGATGTTGCCGGACGCATCCGCATACCAGTCGCTGCGCGCCCTGTTGCGCAGCTGGCCTTTGCCCAGGCCCGTGAGGTGGTTGACTTGGGTCCAGATGCGTTGCGCCTCGAAACTGATGCGCTGGTCGCTGTCCGCGTCGCCGTACGCGTCGGCGGCGACCGCGCGAATCCGGCAGCGTCCAGCGGTGTAGGTCAGGTCGAGTCTGGCTCCCTGCGCGGTGAGCATCATGCGCAACCCGTCCCACGCGGTAATGTACCGGCGGAACGAATAGTTGCTGAGGGTGATGCCGCTCGTTTCCGAGGGCACGTCGAACACCGTGGACAGTCCGATCCGGCTGATTATCGTGCGGATGATGTTGTTGGCGTCGCCGGAGACCGTGAGCCGGTCGGCGCCGGAGTCGGGTTGGAGGATCTTGCCCGCAAGCAAACCGTGCCATGTGCGGCCGGTGAGCGTATACAGGGCATGCCCGTCATCCACAGTGATACGCACCGCGTCGACGCGGCCTCCGAACTCGGTGCCTTCCGCCCCGATGTAGCAGCCGTCGGAGAGCAGCAGTCCGGGGGTGGAGTGAGTGAGTTCGAAATCATTCTGCTCGTCGCCGTACTGCAGGTCTAGTGCGGGGGAGACGAGTTCGCCCTGCGGCACGTGAGCGGTGTCGGTCCAGATCAGGTCCATGGCAGTCCCGTCTGCTCCAACCAGTACTCCACGTCGAACCCGAACGATTCATCCCATGAGACCTGCTGCAGTCCCGGCGGGAGGGTGGCGAACGCGTATTCGTTGGAGGCCTGGTCGCGATGCGTTTTGTCGAACACGTTGGTGATGTCGCCGTTGGCGGCGACCATCACAGCCGTGCGTGGTGAGCCGGTGCCGTCGATGATGAGGTAGCCGCCGGATGGGACGCTCACGTCGGCTATCACCTTGTTGCCGCCGATGACGATGCTCGGCGTAGAGACCGGCCCGTAAATGGTGAGCCTCATCCGCGAGGGCAGGGCGGATTGGTTGTCGATGCTGCTGACGTTGCGGGTCGGCGCGTAATCGTAGCGATAGTCGTAGGGATAGTCCTTGCCTCTGTTGTAGCGGGCCGTCGACCGGCTGAAGCTCTGCCTGACCGGTTTGTGCCACACCCCGTCAAGCAAGGCGACCGTGAAATCGCCGCGCACGAGCAGGGGTGACGTGTAGTCAGGTTCGTGGCCGACCACGAGGCAGGTCTGTGACCATCCGTCCACCGTGATGACGCCGGGTTTCGCGGCATCGTTGAGGTAGGCGTACATGTCCGCGTCGAACAGTTCCTCGGCCTTTTCGAGCGCCGGGATACCGTAGACGAGCCCGGTGACCTTGACGGTCTTCGCGGGCCGCGTGGCCTGCAATGACCGGTAGCCGAGCTCGAACTCCCACGTGCGGGTGCGTAGCTCCAGGATCTGTCCGCACATGATTCCCTCCGGGTCGGCGAGATCAATCACGGTTCCGGCGCGGTTTGACGTGTAGGTGAGCGTGTGCATCATGTGCGCAAAACCTCCTTGGTGAGCCGCTGTAAGTCGCGTTTGCCGAGTTGCGGGGCATACGCGCTGATGATTGGGCCGATCTGCTCGCGGAAGGAACGTATCTCCTCGATGACGCCGCTCACGTCGATATCCCGGCCGGAGAACGATTCCTTGGGTATCTGCCGGCGGTTCATGGCCGCGTATGTGTCGGCGCCATAATATGCGACGGATTTCACATTGGACACGAATTCGCCGCTCTTGACTCGCGCGTTCGCCAACGTGATGTTGTCGCCGCCCGTAGTGGTGGCCTTGCCTGGCAGGAGGCCCTCGATGACGCGGTCGCCAGTGGCGTAGCCGCGCATCGAAACCCCATAACCGGTGAACAGGCCGCCGGTCTTGGAGGGCGGGCGAACGCCCACGCTGTCATCCGGCACGTCGTTTTTCATATAGTTATCAATGAAGTTGCGGACGATGTTCGTGGTGACCGTGACCTCCCTCGGGGTTTCCAAGGGTTCGTTGTTCACATCGCGAATGGCCTGCAAAGCCTGACCGTTCTTGCCATAGATGTAGCCGGTCTTGGGATCTATCTGCCAACCGTTCGCTTCGACCATTTTGTCGAACAGGGGCGTGTTGTTGCCCTTGAGGACGCCGGTCTTGTCGTCGATTTTTGCGCCGCCGGCGATTGCCATGGCGACGTCGAACTGGCTCTTATCCAAGTCCAGGTAGCCGGTCTTGGGGTCGATCTTCGCGTTGGTGGCGTCGGCGATCTTCTGCATCAGGTCGGTGTCGTCACCGGTCAATCGCACGGTCTTGTCGTCGATTTTCTCGGCCTTGACCTTCACCTTGTCCAGCACGTCGCTGGCCTCGTCCGTGATCGTAATCCTCACGTCGACAGGGTTAGCGGCAGTGCTGTACATGGACTCGATGCTCTGACGCAGATTGTCGGCCTCGCTGCGGGCCAAACCGTAACGGTCTGCCTGAGCTGCGGCCGCGTCGGCGCTCATGCCGGCTGCGGTCGCGTTGTCGATGTACGCCTGACGTGCCCGTTCGAGGATATCGCCCGCCTGCTGGGTAGCAGCAGCGGCATCGCCATGGGCCTGGACTTCCTCGAGGATCTTCTGCGCCGTACTCTGCGCGGTCGAGGCGAGACCCTGCAGCGCGCTCTGGCTGTCATACGCCTGAGACTCGTATCCCGCCAAAGCGTTGCCGTTGTCATCGAGCACTCGGCCGTTCTTCGCGATGCTCTCGTTAAGGTCGAGTATTCCCTGATTGAATTGGGTGACGGCCTGATCCGCGGACAACTGCACTCCCGGCAGGTTGAGGAAGCCTTTCACCAGATCGTCAATGGCGTCGGAGAGGTCTTTGGTGCCTGTGGTGGCATTGTCGGTGCTGTCGGCGTAGTTGTTGGTGCCTTCGGCGGCCGTGTCTCCGCTGGCTCCCGCCTTGGCGACTTCCTCATTGGTTTTGCTGACCTGTTCCTTGGCTTTGCTGACCTGGTCGGAGAGCTTGTTGTAACTGTCTCGGATACTGTCTGTCTGCATGACGGACATGTTGTTTTCGGCGTTTTTCAACTGTTTGTCGAACAGTTTTTGCGCTTCCTTGGACCCGTTGACGGCCTTTGCGAACGTGCTGTATTCGATGCCGGCTTTGTCGAGTGCTTCTCCAAGAGAACCTAAGCCGGTGGCGAACTTGTCTCCGAAATCCCAAGTTTTATCCTCGCCGCTGGCGATTTTCTTGATGAGTGTTTCGACGGCGTTCCCGGACTGGTCGATTGCGCTGGAGAATTCCTTGATATTGGCTTTAGCGTCCTGCGCGGATTTGGCGAAGCCCACCAGCAGCGCGCCCGCGACCGTCAAGGCGATGCCCCATGGGCCGCCCAAGGCGGCGAACAGTCCGCTGCCGATGCTTTTCATGCCGTTCATTGCGGTCTGGCCTCGCGTCAGGCCGTTGGCGAGCGTGCCGGCGTTGGTGGACGTGCCGAGCATGGATGTGCCGAGCTGGATGATGCCGTCCTTGAGTAGTGGTGCGGCGGTGATGGCCCGCTGGAACGGGTCCAGCATCAGGCCGAAGTTCCGTGCCGTCTGCGAGCTGCTGGCGTTCAACGGTGCCATGGCGGAGTGCAGGGCGGTGAAGCCGCCACCCAACGCGGTCAGCAGCACGATGGACTGCTGTACGGGCGCTGGCAGTTGGCTAAACGCGTCCACCAGCGTGTCGAGCATCTGCACGACCGAGCGCAATGGGCCCTGACCGCCCTCGCCCAAAGAGATCATGAGGGATTCGAACGAGCCGCTTAGGTTCTCCAAGTCGCCTTTCAGGTTGTCGTTCTTGGCGGCGGCCTGCTCGGCGGCGAAACCGGATTCGCTTACCGCGTCGGTCCAGTCGGCTATGCCGCTTTCACCTTCCTTGTAGAGCACGTTCGCGGCTCGTACCGCGTCGGCTCCGAAGATGGTGTTGAGCGCGGCGTTGCGCTGCTCCTGGCCCATGCCGGACAGGCCCTGCTGCAGCTGGCCGGCCACGCCGGCGAGTCCGATGAATTCGCCGTTGGCGTCGTACACGTTGATGCCGAGCTCGTCCATGAGGGTCTGCGCCTTGTCGGTTGGGCTGGCCAGTCGTTGGAGCATGGTCTTGAGGCTGGTGCCCGCGTCACTGCCTATCATGCCGGCGTTGGCGAACGCGGCGAGCGTGCCGGTGGTCTCCTGCATGCTGACGCCCATGCTGTTGGCCACCAGACCCGCCTGATTCAATGCGAGGCCGAGGTCATGGGCGGAACCGACGGCCTTGCCTGCGCCGGCCGCCAGCGCGTCGGCCACCTGAGTGGATTCGGCGCCCGTCAGGTTGAACTGTTTGAGGGTGGTGGCCATGAGTTCGGCGGCGTC